CGCCCGCCATGATGCGCGCGTATTCGGGCTCGCCCGGCAGCACGACCCGGTCGAGCCTATTCTGGTCGCCATACTCGGCGTTGGTCGATGCCTCGACCTTGATCTTGGCGGCGAAGGTGATGCCGGAGAGATCGGCCAGCCCACGCAGCACGCGCTTGGCCTTGGCCGCCTCGCTCATGTCCTGCGGATCGAGGCCGAGCGCGCTGTCGATCATGGCGCGGAAGGTCCCCTTCGAGATCTTCCAGGCGATGGAGACGCCGTGCTCGTCGACCTTCCCGCCAGCGACGGTGAAGTTCTGCCAGAACTTCCGCTTGGCGTGCGGGCCGACCAGCACCGTGAACTCGGCGTCGATCATCTTGGTGTCGCCGCCGCTGCGCGAGGCCTTGAGCAGCCCCCGATCCACCCCGCCCTGGCCATCGATCCCGCCGGGGCGGATCACCATCGTCACCTTCGCGAAGGTGCCATCCGGGATCAGGTCGGAGCTGCGCGGCAGCTCGGCATCGTTCATGTCGTACATCGAGGTCTCCTCTCGGCTCAGGCAACGGGCGCGGCAGGGGCGTTGATCTTGCGGAGCAGCGCGGCGAGGTCGGCGGGCTCGGTCTCGTCGAGCCGGCCGGAGCGGTCCTTCGCCGGCAGGCCGAAGCGATTGCCAGCGCGGCACACGAAGCGCCGCTCGGTGCCGCGCTCGGGATCGTGGCGCAGCGTGCCGTCCTCCTCCCGCGTGAAGAGCGACATCGAGATCACCTGGTCGACGATGCCGGGAAGCTCGCGGCCGGCCTTGCCGCCCTCCATCTGCGGCTGCCAGCTGACCTTGCCGAACTCGTCGGTGTGCTTCTCCAGGATGCCGACCATGATCGTGGTCTTGCCCGGCGCGTGCTGCAGGTGCTTCAGCAGGCCGATCACCTCGCGCGCCATCAGGCCGTAGGCGCCGCGGACATCGGGCTTGCCGGTCTTTTCGGAGAAGGCCTCGGGCTGCTTCTTGGCCCAGGCCATCGCCTGGCGCGTCAGGTCGGTGATGCTGTCCAGGAAGACGATGGACTTGCTGGCGAGCAGCGTGACCAGCTCGGGATGCAGGCCGGCGAAGTGCGTGTAGTGCTGCTGCGAGAAGAACGCCTCCGGGGCCGCGGCGGGGTTCGGGCCGCCCGCCAGCGAGGCGAGCACCACCATGTCCTCGAAGCAGCGGACGGGGATGCTGTCGCCCGGCCAGTCCTGGACGGACTTCATCCCGGCCTCCAGGTCGATGCAGACCGTCTCGCCAGGCGCCAGGCGCTTCAGCTGCGTTGTCTTGCCGACACCGGTCGGCCCGAACAGCGCGATCGTGGTCTTGTTGGCCGCGCGCGACAGGCGCTCGTCGGCGGTGACGATGCGGAGTGCCATCAGCGCGGCCCTCCGATCGCAGGGCGGATGCCCGGCCCGTGCGGGCTGTCGCGCAGGGCGACGTCGTTCAGGATGGTGAGGCGGTAGCTGGGCTTTCCGGCCCGCACCGTGCGCGCCGGCTCGAAGGCGCCGCGGATGCGCTCCGGCCAGGCGGCGTAGGCGCGCTCCGAGACCTTGAAGGTGAGCTCGACATACTCGCCCGGGTCCTCGCCGCCGGCACGGATCTGCTCCACCAGCGCGGCGAGGCGCCGCTGGTCCCACTCCACTCGCTTGGGCAGTTCGACGGCGACCTCGACGGTGCCGTCCTCGAAGCGGACGATGCCGGTGTCCTTGCCCGCCGCAGCGCGGGCGCCAACCGCGCGCTGCTCGTAGCGGAGCGCGATCGCGCCCTCGATCCAGTCGAGGGTGCGCTTGGCCGCGTCCAGCGCCTCGCGGGCGTCGGACTGCAGCAGCGCGAGATGCTCGGGCGGCAGGGCGATCACCTCGCCCACGGGGAGGTGACGCAGCGCGTTCAGGCTCGGACGGTTGGAGCGCGTGTCCATGGTCAGGCGGCCTCATGCATGGGCATGGCGGGGATCGGGGAGGCGCCATCACTGACGGCCGGCGGGGGCTCCGGGATGCGCATCGCGCGGCGGATGTCCGCCGGCATGGCGGAATGCGGGATCCGCGCGAGGGCGCTGCGCCGCAGCCGGAGCGGGCAGAGATCGGCGACCTCGCACCAGGCTTCGCGCGCCTGGCGCCAGTTGGGCGCACCATCCAGCAGGAAGCGCACCGCCTCCTCGCGCTCCTGGGGCTTGAGGCCGGGCGTGAAGGTGCGGCGCGGCCCCTGCGGCGTGTCGATCATCCGCGGGCGGGCGAGGCGCGCATCGGGGGTGGCGGCGTCCTCCAGCGCGCGGTGGATGACGGCGGCGGCGAGCTGGATTTCGGGAACAGGCAACCGTTCGGACAGCATGCAGCGATGCTCCGTGAAGGGCGGGGACGGGTCGGGCGGGAAGAAGCGGAAGGACGGAGCGGGGCTATCCGTCGTCGGTCCCGGCGCGGGGCGGATCGCCGGTGGCCGTGGGCGTGCCGACAAGGTCGGCAGGGCTGAGCGCGATGCCCTGCGCGGCGGCCAGCGCGAGCAGGCGCTGGTGGTGGCGCGCGGGGATCAGCCCGCCGCTGCCGCCGCGGTGCTTGGGCAGCGCCCAGCGATGCACGGCGCTGCGGTCGAGGCGAAGCAACTGGGCGAGCGGGCCTGCGCCGCCGAAGCGGGCGAGGACGGTGGCGGCGGGATCTACCGGGGGCATGGGGGATAGGTAGATCGTCCTCCGTGCGCGCAACAATGCACGATTTGCGCCTAATGTGGTTGACCCACTTCGCATTGCGAATTACGCAACACTATCCCCGGTATCCACAGCTATCCCCATGGACAGCCGGGGCGAATCGAAGTGGGAGCCCCTCCATGCCGACAGCCCGATCCGTGCGCAGACCGATGCAGCGCGCCGAATCGCCATGCTGACGATCGAGCAGATCCGGGAAGGGCTCGCCCAGCCCGGCAAGTCGCAGAAGGGCCTGGCCGCGGCGATGGGTGTCGACAACAGCACCATAAGCCGGCTGCTGGCGGGCAAGCGGCCGATGCGGGCCCACGAGATCCCGGTGATCCTCGGCTACCTGGAGGCGGGTTCGACAGCGGCCGGGGGACGGGCGCGCGCAATGCCGGAGATCGTCCAGATCGGCGGTGACCGATTCGCCATGCTGCCGGTCTACGACGACATGGTTTCCGCGGGCCCGGGCCTTGAGGCCGAGGACGCGCCGCCCTCCTACCGCATTGCGTTCCGGGTGGACTGGCTGCGCCGCGCGGCGCGCGGGAACATCGGCGATCTCGTGGTGCTGACCGTCGACGGCGATTCGATGGAGCCGACGCTGCGCCAGGGCGATTCGGTGCTGGTCGACATGGGGCAGCAGCGGCCGGGCCAGAAGGACGGGATCTATGTGATCCGCACCGATGGCGGGCTGCAGGTGAAGCGCGTCGCGGTGAATCCGACCAACGGGCGGATCAGCGTGATCTCGGACAACAGGGAGTTCTACCCGACCTTCAGCGACATCCAGCCGGACGCGATCCACGTCATCGGGCGGGTGATCTGGCTCGGGCGCCAGGTCGGGATGTGAGGGCTGCGCGCCCGCTGCGATCAGTGCATTGCACGGGTGGTCGCTCATCTGGCAGCAGCGGGGCATGGCCCGCCTCGCCGCCCAGCCCCCCAATCAGCATCTCCCGCCCCACCTCCGCGAGGTGTGCGACCTTCTCGCCCGCGGCCTGCTGCGGCTGCGCAGCCGCGCTGCCGAGGAAGCAGCGCGCGACGCCGCGGACCGCGGAGAGCGGCCGCTACACTTCGCGGCCACGCAGCGCCTGCATGCGAACCGGACCAACCGGAGAGACGCATGACGCGCACCAAGAAGCCCAAGCCCACCACCCCGCCGGCAGTCACCGCGCCCGCCATCCCGCCCGCCGACGTGCTCGGCCGGCTTGCTGCCCTCAAGACCGCCGCCACGCCGGTGCTGAAGCAGCAGTGGCGGGAACTCTTCGGCACGGAGCCGCCGCCCTACAACCGGCGCTTCCTGGAAAGCCGCCTCGCCTACCGGATCCAAGAGCTGGCCTATGGCGGCCTGTGGAGTTGCCCCCCTCAAACCGGACAGTCGGCGTGGGTTGCTGACTGCGCAGCG